GGGGTGGCGCCGAGCAGTTCGGCGTGGACGAGATCCAGGGGCCGGTCAGCGTTTGAATCGCGCTTTTGCAGAAACTGAGGAAACGTGGCTTGGCAAGCCTGACCCGTATGGACCTTGATAACTGCATAAAAGTGACCCTGGATGCACTCAACGGAGTCGCATATTTCGATGATGCGCAGGTGGTGAATCTGTCGGCCAGGATTGGGCCGGCCGTTGAGGGTGGCGGGCTTGAGGTTTGCGTGGAGGAAACGGAGTTATGAAGGTCCAGGTGAATGAGCGCGGCCAGCGGATTGGACAGGGGCACCGTAGGGCTGTTCTCACGGATGCGGAAGTCGAGCGGCTTCTTGAGGATCGCGGCCCGGAGGATGCGCCGAGGCGGTCCTATGCCCAGCTCGCGAAAAAGTACCGCGTCAGCAAGTCGTGTGTTCGCGACATTTGCACCGGTCGGCGCCGAGGCCAGCGCGGAATGATTGTCGAGCGCCATGAGCCCAAGAAAGCGCAGCAGGATATGGTGGAACTGCGGGTACGCGTGCCCTTGAAATGGCGCGCGATCATTCGGCGAAACGGGGTGCCGTGGCTGCTTGATGTTCTCGCCACGCACACCACCAAGGCCAGGAATGGCGCGGAGATTGAACGATGAGCGCCAACAGTGTGCAGTGTGCAGTGTGGCAATTTTCTGGGGCGTTGAGCAATGGCGCTAAATGACAAACAGCAGCGGTTCGTTGATGAATACCTGAAGGACCTGAACGCCACTCAGGCGGCGATTCGTGCCGGGTATAGCGCCAAAACGGCTTATGCCATCGCCGAAAAGCTACTGAGAAAAGTTGAGATCAAGCAGGCGGTTCAGGATGCGAAGAAGGCCCGCAGCGAGCGCACCGAGATCACCCAAGACCGAGTGCTTCAAGAGCTTGCGCGCCTGGCTTTCTTCGATGCGCGGAAAATGTTCAACGGCGATGGAAGCCCGAAGGCCATACATGAGCTCGATGACGACACCGCCGCGGCAATCAGCGGCCTGGACGTGGTGGATGTTGGGAATTCAGAAATCGGGATTGGGCAGGTGCTCAAGTACAAGGTGGCGGACAAGGGCGCTGCGCTGACAAACGCCATGCGGCACCTTGGGATGTTCAATGACAAGCTTGACGTGAACGTCACGAATACGCTGGCCGAGCGGCTGGCGCGGGCGAAGAAGAGGAGAGAGTAATGAGCGACCGAGAAATGTTGGAACTGGCGGCGAAGGCTGCAAACTTGCAGACCTGGACGAATGAGGATGGCGGGCTTTATCTGCCAGATCCTATGCGCCGATGGAACCCTCTTGCTGACGACGGCGACGCGCTGCGGCTCCTTGCAGCCATGCCAAGCCTGTGGAGCTTGAGTCTGAAATTTGGAGCGCCAACGGTTGAGATGAACGTTTGGTGGGGGACAGGCGGAGAGAAGACTAACAAAATCGCTCGCGAGTTTGCGGGAGATGGCGCGGACGTTGCTGCAGCAATTCGCCGCGCCATCGTCCGCGCCGCCGCCGATGTTGGCCGCGATGTCTCCTGAAGAGGAAGTCATTCAGCTTGCCGCCGACTGCGCAGCCGACCCCCTGCGCTGGTCGGAGGTCGCCTACGACTGGGGGGAGGGCGAGCTTGCCGAGTACGATGGCCCGCGCGAATGGCAGCGGGAGGCCTTCGCTCAGATCCGCGACCACCTGCAAGGCCCGGCCACGCGCTTTCAGCCGCTGATGCTGGCCCGGGCATCCGGCCACGGCATCGGCAAGTCAGCGTTCATCGGCATGGTCACGAACTGGGCGCTTTCAACCTGCGATGACTGCAAAGTCGTCATCACGGCCTGCAGAAGCGGGCAGCACGTGGCGTCCCGCAAGCTCCTGCGTGGTGTCGCCAATGGTCACTGCGGCATGGCCATCAAAGACAAGCAGGGTCGCGCAGGCGATCTCTGCGCCGGTCAGGATCACCCCAGCCGGAATGCAGATCGTCCGGGCATAGAGCCCGGCGTGAATCACGTGGTCAGTGGAGATATGGACTTGCGGCAGCTCGCGCACCTGGGCCTCAAGAGCGCGGACACGCTCCATTGCGGCGGGCGGCGTAGCAGGGAGGATGCGGCCCAGAATGGCGAGATCGCTCACGGCCGCAGCTCCTGGAGAAACGCGCGGTTGGTCTCGCGAAATCCCTTGCTGCGCTCAAGCACGGCAGCAAGGCTGCCCCCGGTCGGAGCGCTCACCAGCAGGCCGACGGCGCCGCGCTGACGGGCAATGGATCCAGCCTCTCGCAGCAGCGCCAGGCCAGCGCCTGTTCCGCGGTGGGCCGTCGCCACGAACAGAGATTCGGTGACAGCAAGCAGTGCGCTGTAGTGCGGATTGAGGCTGACGAGGACGTGACAGAAGCCAACAAGGCTGCCGTCAAGGTAGGCGCCAACCACGTGCAATGCGCCGTGATGCTCAAGGCGCGCGTATGTCAGCCACTCGGCCTTGGGCTTGGGCAGCCCCGCAATCCCGCATTCCTGGGAGTACTCGCGCAGCAAAGCATCAACGCCCGGCGCGAAACGCAGGTCGTCGATGGTGATTTGGCGGATGTCGAGAGAGCCCATGCCGCCATGGTCGCGACTTGGCAGCCAGGCACGCGCACCGATCAGGCGTAGGGGTCGTACTCCTTGCGGCTGCTGGAAACACGCAGCGCATCAAGCGGGGATTTCTTCACGACGGGGAACGCAAAGGAAATGATGAGAGAGTCCGCCCGGTTCGGAGATGGAAGGCCGCGCGCCTTCATGTCCTTCTTGCTCTCGATCTGGATTTTGCCATCGACCCTGGGCACGGTCTCCGGCGCCTGAAGCTCGTCACGCAGCATCGGATCGTCAGGGATTGCCCCGCCACTCTTGAGCCAGTCGCGGGCCTGCTTCCACATCTCGGCGCGCTTGTTCAGGCAGCCTGGGTCGGCCGATTCACCGGCAAACCATACGAGCGTCCAGTCTCGCCCAAGCCCTTGCCCGGCGGAGACGATCCCGGTGCCATAGCCGGCATCAACGAACACGGCGTCGGCCTTCTCTTCGTCTTCATACCTGGCCAGCCGCTGGGCGACAATCAGGTCATTGTCGTTCTTTGCCAGCGTGCAGAGGATTCGAAACGCCAGACCCTGGCGCAAGCTGATGACCAGCTCGTCATCACCTTCCCACGCGGGATCGCAAGTCAGGATCTTTGGCGCAAAGCTGTACTGCTCCGGCCGCAGCTTTCGCCCGTATGCGCCAGTTACATCAGCCTCGCTGATGAACTGTCGCGCCGACATGGACGGGAACATGCCGCGAACGCGGACCTTCACGAAGTCCGAGTCCTCGCCGAAGTCCTCGACCCACTTTGCAATCTGCTCCTTGTTCGTGCCTTCGACCGTGCGGCTGTCGATCTGGGCGCACTTCCAGCGGTGCTTGAAGCGCCGAAAGCACTCACGGAATCGCCCGGTGTTGCGCGTGGGGTTGCCGAAGGCAATCCAGATAATTTCGGTGCCCTCGTCGGTAAGCGCACCTTCCGCCACTTCCCACACTTTATCGGCGATGGCTGACGCCTCGTCGAAGATCAGGACGATGCGCTTGCCCTTGTTGTGCAGGCCGGCGAACGCTTCGGTGTTGTGCTCGCTCCACGGGGTGAAGTCCGCGCGCCAGGTCTTGGAGTGGCCCGGGTCTTTCGTGGCAATGCTGGTCGCGTTGATGTCGAACCAGCTCGATGTGATAGACAGCCGCGCCCACTTGCCCACCTCCGGGCTTGTCTTGGTCCGAAGCTGGTTGTCGGTGTTGGCCGTGATGACGACCTTGCAGTCATCGCATGTGCTCAATGCCCAGTTCGTCACCATGCCGATGAACGCTGACTTGCCGATGCCGTGGCCGGATGCCCGGGCCAGCATCAGCGGCTGAAAGCGCGTGGCCGGGTCTTGCAGGTGGTCGCGGATCTGGGCGAAGGCTTCACGCTGCCATTCGCGCGGGCCATCGTACTCGGCTAGCTCGCCCTCACCCCAGTCGTAGGCGACTTCCGACCAGCGCAGCGGGTCGGCTGCGCAGTCGGCGGCGAGGTCGATGATTTGCTCGTCTATGGTGGAGGACATTTGCTACACCGAGGCCGCCACGCGCTGACGAGCGGGGATGGGCGGAAGGTCTTTGAGCCTGATTTCCTGGGCGCGTAGCAGGAACAGCCACCAGACCTGCATCGGCATGGCCCCGTCCTTGGACTCGTATCCCTGCCACGACCGGGGAT